CAAGATTACAGGAAGACAGCAAAGCCGCTGGTAGGTGGGAAACGGCACAAGGCGGAGAATACTTTGCAGCTGGAGTAGGCGGTGCTATCACTGGCCGGGGTGCCGACCTTTTAATAATTGATGATCCTCATTCAGAGCAAGATGCAATGTCCAAGACTGCATTAGAGTCTGCCTATGAATGGTATACATCGGGTCCTCGTCAGCGTCTTCAACCTGGCGGTAAGATAGTTGTGGTTATGACACGTTGGTCTACCAAAGATCTAACGGGTATGCTTGTTAAAAATCAAAGTGAGGCTAAAGCTGATCAGTGGCACGTGGTTGAGTTTCCAGCAATCATGGACCAAGGAACAGAAAAAGCAAAACCTGTTTGGCCACAATATTGGGAACTAGATGAACTTGAGAAAGTACAAGCAACACTACCCGTTGCTAAATGGAATGCACAGTGGATGCAGCAACCAACTAGTGAAGAAGGTGCTATTCTTAAACGTGAGTGGTGGAGAACTTATACTAGAGATTATATCCCACAGTTATCACATGTAATACAATCTTATGATACTGCGTTTCTTAAAAAAGAAACCGCAGATTATTCAGCTATCACCACTTGGGGTGTATTTTATCCCAGTGAGGATGAAGGGGCTAACCTTATTCTTCTCGACGCTATCAAAGGCAGATACGAGTTCCCTGAGTTACGTAGGTTAGCCCTTGAACAATATGAGTATTGGAAACCTGAAACAGTTATCGTTGAGGCTAAAGCTAGTGGACTACCTCTTACTTATGAGCTCAGAAAGATGGATATCCCTGTTGTCAACTTTACACCATCTAAAGGAAATGATAAGCACGCACGTGTAAATGCGGTTGCACCTTTGTTCGAAAGTGGTATGATATGGGCTCCTGAACAAAAGTTTGCAGAAGAAGTCATTGAGGAGTGTGCAGCTTTTCCGTTCGGCGATCATGATGACTTAGTGGATAGTACCACACAAGCAATCATGCGTTTTAGACAAGGTGGTCTAATAGATCATCCAGAAGACTATGTGGATGAAGTAAAAGAAAAACGTAAAAGGATTTATTATTAATGTCTGCATTATCTGATGACTATACAAAAAAATTTAGCTCTGAGAAAAAAGCTATCTTTAATAAAAGGTTTAGGGAAGACTTTGATCCTAATATGTCTGAACGTTCTAATATTATAAGAATACTTGGAGAGATGAGAGAACTTAATTTAGCAGATGGCGGACGTATTGGTTTGAAAGATGGTTTGGGTTCATTTACAACCAATGATCCTACAGAAGCTTTTAAAGAAGTTATTAATAGAATTATAAATAAAAATGTTAAAGGCACAACTTTACCGATCAGTGATAATATATCCCTGAACCTTGGACCTAAGATAGATGAGGTTGAACTAGGTGGTATTTTAGAAGTGCTTGGAGGAGAGTTAAGTATCGGCGGTGGTTTAAAGGGGGACGACAAAGGGATAGGTTTTAGTTTTAAAAAAGAATTCAATAAGGGAGGTCGTGTTGCATATCAAGAAGGCACACCAGAAAGAAAAGACTATGAGACTCCAGTCACTGATGTAATTAAATCTGTAAATGAAACATCTAAAGATTATATAATGGATGGTATGGAAGCATTCGATAAGTATACAGGAGTAGATCAAATAACTTCTTCTAATTTTCCAGGATCCTTTGACGATGCATCAGGAATTCCTTCAGATTTTAGACATCAAGCAGCAGCAAACGCTCTAGCTAAAGCTTTAGGAAAAGGTAAATTGGGTACTGTTGGATATTTATCAGGTGCTATAGGTTCTTCGGGATTAGGAGCAATAAAAGAAATTGGTGATCTTGCAGTAGGACTGTATGATAATCCAAAAAATTATAAAGATGTTTTTGGTGAATTTGTAAAAGACAATCTTAGTAATATTAAAGGAGCATTTGCAAAAGACAAAACTAGTGAAGAGTTGTACGCTGAACTAATGAAAGATTATGTACCAATGAATCGTTTTGATATGTTGCCTATAACATCAAGACAAATGTTTCTAAAACAAAAACAACTTCAAGATGCTAAAACAAAAGATAAAGTAATTACCCCTAGAAAAAAACCAACTAAAAAAGTAACAGGAACCACGAAACCTGGAACAGGTGGTGGCGGTGGTGATGGCACGTTTGGAGTAGGTAGTGATGGTCAGAAATCTTTTGATTCAGGACAAGGATTTGGTACTAACGCAACAACTGGTGGTCCAGTAAGTAATAAAACAGGTAGGGGAAGAACAGACTATACTTTAGGTGGACTAGCTAGAATGTTAGGCGAATAATGAAAAAGTTAACAACTACAATACCACCATTACGTGGACCCAACCCACAGGGGTTGAATATTACCTATAATACTGTTAAGACAATAAAACTGGAGAAATTAAATGGCAGAAATGGACAAAGGTCTTCCGAACACTCGGACGAAACTAGAAGTTCCTTCGCAAGAGGAAATAGAAGAAGTTAGCGTTCAAGAACCAGAAGATGATAAAGGACCGATAGAAGTTATACCCGAAGAAGACGGCGGTGTAACATTAGACTTTGAACCAGGTGCAATCAATGTACCAGGAACCGAGAATCATTTTGATAATTTAGCAGACATTTTACCTGATGATATTTTAGATCCAATCGGATCTGAAATGGTTAGTAACTATTTAGATTACAAATCTTCTAGAAAAGATTGGGAACAATCTTATACACAAGGTTTAGATCTATTAGGTTTTAAATATGAGAATAGAACAGAACCGTTTCAAGGAGCAAGTGGTGCAACACACCCAGTGCTTGCTGAAGCAGTCACTCAGTTTCAAGCACAAGCTTACAAAGAATTATTACCAAGTGATGGACCTGTAAGAACACAGATCATAGGAGTTAAAGACCAACAAACAGAATCACAATCACAACGTGTCAAAGATTACATGAACTATTTAATCATGGATCAGATGAAAGAATACGAAGAAGAGTTTGATGCAATGTTATTTCATTTACCACTTGCGGGTTCTACGTTTAAAAAAATTTACTATGATGTATCGTTAGGTAGAGTGGTTTCAAAATTTGTACCAGCTGATGAATTAGTAGTGCCATATACTGCAACGTCAATTGATGATGCAGAAGCAGTCATACACGTTGTTAAAATGTCAGAGAATGAATTAAGAAAACAACAAGTAAATGGTTTTTATGTGGATATAGATCTTGCACCACCAAGTAGTGTTGAACAAAACTCAGTTGAGAAAAAAGAAAAAGAATTAGATGGGACTAAGAAAACTGGTAAACAAGAAACAATATATACTTTGCTTGAGTGTCATGTAAACTTAGACTTAGAAGGTTTTGAAGATCAAGGACAAGAAGGACCTACAGGAATTAAATTACCGTACATTGTAACTGTTGAAGAAGGCAGTAGAACAATTCTTGCGATAAGAAGAAATTATGCGCCCACAGATCTAAAGAAAAATAAAATCCAATATTTTGTTCATTTTAAGTTTCTTCCCGGTTTAGGATTTTATGGCTTTGGGTTAATTCATATGATTGGCGGATTAAGTAGAACTGCAACTTCTGCTCTCCGTCAATTATTGGATGCGGGTACATTATCAAATCTACCAGCAGGATTTAAACAACGTGGGGTTAGAGTCAGAGACGAAGCTTCTCCAATACAACCAGGTGAGTTTAAAGATGTAGATGCACCAGGTGGTAATTTAAGAGATGCGTTCTTTCCCTTACCTTACAAAGAACCATCACAAACATTGTTACAATTAATGGGTGTTGTAGTTCAAGCTGGTCAAAGGTTCGCGGCTATTGCTGATATGCAAGTTGGCGATGGTAATCAAGCAGCGGCTGTTGGAACTACAGTTGCGTTATTGGAACGTGGTTCAAGAGTAATGTCAGCTATTCATAAAAGATGTTACGCAGCCATGAAAGATGAATTTAAATTATTGGCTAAAGTTGTTTCACAATATCTACCACCAGAATATCCATACGACGTTGTTGGTGGAGCACGGAACATTAAACAAGCTGACTTTGATGATAGAATAGATGTAGTACCTGTTGCAGATCCTAATATATTTTCTATGTCTCAGAGAATTAGTTTAGCACAAACACAGTTACAACTTGCAACAAGTAATCCACAGATACACAATCTATATCAAGTATATCGAAATATGTATGAAGCAATTGGTGTTAAAAATGTAGACGCAGTTCTACCACCACCAGCTCCAAACGCTCCTATGGATCCAAGTATGGAACACATTAATGCTTTAAATGGCAAACCTTTTCAAGCGTTTCCAGGTCAAGATCATAGAGCACACATTACAGCTCACTTAAATTTTATGTCAACTAACATGGTTAGAAATAATCCTGCGATTATGGCCTCTATACAGAAAAATATATTAGAGCACATAAGTCTAATGGCACAAGAACAAGTGCAATTAGAGTATAGAGAACAAATGCAAGAGATGATGTTGATGCAACAACAAGCAGCAATGAACCCAATGGTACAACAACAGTTACAAATGTTAACAAATCAAATTGAATCTAGAAAATCTGTGTTAATTGCAGAGATGACTGAAGAATTTATGAAGGAAGAAAAGAAGATTACCTCTCAATTCGACAATGATCCATTATTAAAACTAAAATCTAGAGAAGTTGACTTGCGTGCCATGGAAAATGAACGTAAAAAAGACTACGACAAATCTCAAAACGATCTTGCAAAAGCAAGATTGATGCAATCAGGTGATAATTTTGATGAAAAATTAGAACAGAATGAAGATTTGGCTAAGTTAAGAG